GAGAAGTTACGCCACTTAGGTTAATTTGAAACAGAGCAACGCACATCTTGCCTATTTTTTTATAAGAACCGAATCGGTTTGAATAAGAAACACTGCTGCCAGTTGTTGTTATTGCAGGCGTCCAAGTCCCCTCTTCATAATCGTCCAGCTTGTTAGCAGCCCCTGTACCACCAAGGTACACGCCGCCGGAGAGGTAGAGGTCTTTGAAGCGAATGTTTGATTTGCCTAAATCGGCCGAATTATCTGCAAAAACACCAATGTTATTACAAGCCGCTATTCCAGCACTGTAAGGTTTTACACCGTAGGTTACACCAGCAAAATATGCAGCATTACTTTCTGCCCCAATACTCCCCACCGACGTGGTGTCTTTGTAGAATGTAAGAATATTTCCATCCGTAGAGCCCCTAGAAATGTAACCAACAGAAGAGGAGCCAGCCACACCAAGGTCTCGGCGAAGTTCAAAAGTACCGTCTGATTTTATAGAAGTACCCGCTGAAGTAATGCCTGTACTCGTCTTCCCAATTAAAACATTCTCACTGGAATCAATGGTCATCGCAGTAGCGTTTGCGTTATCGTCGATACCCGGTGAGGTAAACGCGCCTTGTACCGTCAGGGCTGAAGTATAGGTAGTAGCGTTAGTAATCTCCGTAGGCGGTACTGCCGTCATAACGGCTGGGCCAAGATGAACAGCGTAGATATTCGCCGTGCCACTTGGAGGTGCGCTGGTAAACGTCAGAGTTGTACCACTGCAACTGTAAGCAACCGTTGGGTCTTGGATGACGTTCTCTACGACCACGCGCAGGTTGTTCGTGGTCGAAGGTTGAGACAACGTGAACGCAGTAGTAGACCCGTCGCCGTTGAAGCTATCCTTAACGGTATTAGTATATGCCTCGGCTGGTGGGTTACCTAAATAAGCCATCAGGTGATCTCCAAAATGCTCATTACAACATCTACAGAGCCCGCTGTATCGGATTTGACCTTAATACTGTCACCAACCTCAAGGACGACTTTCTGGTCACCACCTATCAAAGCCAACGCGCCGCCACTCGGTACAGGCGCTTGGAAAATCAAATACGTGTCGTTAGAGGCATCATTTAAGGTGACATCAACCAAAACCTGACTTGCAGTCCGGTTGGCCACATCTAAGCCAATAACCGTAACCTCCGTAGACGAAGGGACGGTATATGAACCCACCGCAGTAAGCGAGGTGCCGATACTGCGAGAAAGTTTTCTTTTAAAGCTGTTTGCCATCGCTTACCCCAGTGCTATTGCTAATGCGACCGCAGTTCCCGCTGGGTCAACTTGTAGATTTGTTTGGGCACCAGATACAGTACTGGCCCCTGTGCCCCCATCAGCAACGGCTAAATCAGTAATACCCGTCACTGAACCACCTGTAATCTTAGCGTTGGACATAGCTAAGTTATCACCCAAGCTGTAAACCACCGCTCCAGCGCCAGCGCCATCGCAGTAAACTATAGCTGTTTGACCATTTACTATCGTGGCATTACCACCAGACCCCTGCGTGACCGTAATATCGCGGCCACCAGACAAAGCATTTTGAAAAAGAAAGAACGCCGCTGAAGTGTTGGGTCCTACCGTAAGTGTTACTGTGCCACCTAAATCACCACCATCAACATACTTAATCGCCCTAAACATGCCGTCTTCTACGTTACTCGACCCTTGCGAAGGGGAAGAAGGTCGAATAGTAAGGGTTGAACTGGTGCTAGATAGTGTGACAGACTTAAAACCGGCTAGACGGTCAAAAATATCAAAGTTATAGTTAGTCGTAGTGCCCCACGTGCCGGACTGTTCACCAGTGGCTGGTTGCTCTATCGCAAAGTTGGTAGTGAACACACTCGGCATCTATGTCTCCTATGCGGCAATATCCGTCCAGTTTGGCGTCTGAGATGGTATAGTCTCTATCCAGTTTGGCGACTGCGAGGGCGTAATACCTCCCCAACTTGGGTTCTGGCTCGGTGTAATTTGACTCCAAATAAAGACATTGCCTAATTGTCCTGTCGCAGACACTCCTGTAACGGTTACATTCGCATCTCCGCTTACCGTAACAGTACCAACATTTCCGGTTACTTGCAATCCTGTAACAGGTACGATCACTCTCGTGACCACGGTTACAGTGCCTAGCGTTCCAGTGCCCTCAACGCCCGTTGGCTCAACAAGAGCATCACCCGTTATGGTGACAGAGCCTACGTTTCCAGTGGCCGCTAAGCCTGTAACAGGGACAATTGCGTCCGCTGTTACACTTACCGTACCAATTGCGCCTGTTGCCGAAACGCCAGTAACAGGAACATTAGCCTCACCGACTACACTTACCGAACCGACGTTTCCAGTACCCGCAACGCCTGTAACCGCAACATCAGCGTTAGCTGCAACCGTGACGCTACCTAGCGCCGTTGTACCCGCAACGCCTGTAACCGCAACATTGGCATCGCCACTTATTGTGACGGAACCTAAAGTACCCGTACCCGCAACGCCTGTAACCGCAACATTGGCATCGCCGGTTACGGTTACCGAGCCTAGCCCTGTTGTTCCAACTTCACCGGTTACCGCGACATTCGCGGCAGCGGAGACTGTGACGCTGCCTACGTTACCTGTCGCCTGTAACCCCGTTACCGGAACATTGGCTTCCGCTACAACGCTAACACTACCGACCGCTCCGGTGGCTGAGACCCCGGTAAGCTCAACGGGGATGGGCTCACCCCACGTTCCACTCGACCATGTGCCCCGGCCCCAACCGGCAATGATAGCCATAATAAGCCTCTATTAGGCTATGCGGATAATGGCGTTAGATGAATCAGCGGTTGGGAACTGAACAGTAAAATCACCTGCGGTCGATGTTTTATCAGAACCAAAATCTAAAACACAAACCGAATCAGTGGTGCCTGTGCCGCCACCCGTGGTTGTGTTGTAGATAATCGCGCCACGAGCAGTAATCGTGGCGGTTGTCCACGTCTCGTCCGCAAAATCAGTGAAAGCCGTTGTTCCACTTGTGGTTGGGTTGACGTTAGTCAACGCCTGTCCACCAGCACTGTACCCCGTCCCGCTGACCTCATTAGTAGCTGAGTAATCAGTGGTTGCAGCACTTAGTGTGGCTGAACTTGTGTACAAAGCCATGTTAAACGTATGGCCCGATGTACGGAAGTCGTGCTGTCCCTCAAGTAATTCTTGCTTGAAGGATGTACACATTGCTTGTGTAATAGCCATGTTTACAGTCTCCTTATCGCATCAGCTAATTCTGGATGCCCCGCATCCTTTAGGTTATTATATACCGTAGTTCGGTCACTCCGAATAGCCTCTCTCATATAATGGGCTACTACCTTCTCAATGTGCTTCTTATAAGCATTGGCTTGATCGCGAATACCGGGATGCGCGTTATCTGAAACCGATATTATTTTTGCTACGCAACGCTCAGCCACTTCCTCTGGCGTAAACCCGCGGTTTTCTGTGGTATGAACCAATACAAACGGTTCTTCACCAATCTCCAGCTTGAAACTAAACACTAGATTTTCTCCCTAATAATGAGACCTGTACGATACGCATCCGTATCCTCAATAGCCTCACCGTAGTTCTTCAAGCGTCCAATAGACTCTTGGAACTGCAACAGGTAGTTCTGAATAATATCCTGTTCACCCTTCATGTATGTATATGCCTCAATTAACGAGCCATACAACATCGCAATTGGCGCATTAACACTAAGCCACGTTGTGCCGCCTCCGGCTCCCGCAGTCAGGCTAGCAGGCCTGTAATAATAGTGGAGTTCTGCCGTCAAAGCAGCACTAGGAGTTGGAGAAATAATAAAGTTAGACACGTCAAAATAACCATAGTACCTCGGTGTTCCCGTAGTAGTAGGGTTAGGATAAGCTGTTTGGAGGAAGTTTACGTCTTTATACTCCAAAAACACGTTATCGCCGCCCGCTGTAATTATAGACAACGAGTACGGGGCCAGAAAATCTGACGGACAGTTTAAAAACTTATTACCAACACTTAACGTACCCGTTTGGTTTCGACGGAAAAAATTAAGCTGCACACTCTTAAAGATGCGCTCTTCCGCACCACGGATAAAGATGTTCAGGTTGTTAACAAAAGAGGTTTCCTGATTTTCTGTGTAGTCTTTAATAGCGTCTTGTAGCTGCGTTAATGTAAAGCTCATGTCACCACCGTTACATGGCCCACAGAACATAAGAGTCCTGTATCCACGCCTCTATAAGGGTAACCACCGCCACCGACAGGAACATCCATAGGCTCCACGCGGTCAGGCCGTGCGTTTTTCAAAGCTTGAGGATCTACAACTTTTGGATAAGGCTCCAACTGAGGTTGTTTTGGCTCCCACTCGTCTTTGCCTACAAGTAAGCCTGTCCACTCCTTACGCATGTCCTGATACCGATACCGGAAACCGGAACGGTCAGATATTGAATAAGAGTTTTTGCCTGTAGCAAATCGAGCCATAGCTATACCCTAAAATATCCAAAATCAGGCGCAATATTAAACGAAGCCCGATCACGGTCCTCAGATATTGCCCGTTCAAACTCTTCTTCGTACATCATCTTCAAGAGTTGTGCCCTATTGGGGGCTCTCTTGATGGAAATATAGTACGCCAAACCCGCGGCTAAACACGGATACAAACGGAAAGGAACCTCCATCGTGTTTGTGTACTCATCCGCATCATCCATGCGAGTTAATGCATCATAATACACAACATCGGTGCTGTTTTCAGGAACCGGCCAAAGCTTTAAGACAGGCGTTATCTGCCTGTCTAAGAAAAACTGAGAAGGACGTGCCTGTGTTGTTTTAGTCGGAATAGACAAATAATCGTCTCGACTAATACGCTCCAGTGCATAATCCGTGCCGCTGCGACGTACCACTACCGACAAAATGTCGATAACGTCGGTTCCTAAGTTATAATCACCTGTGCCTTGAGTCAAAGCTTGGCTTCTCTGGGCTATAGTCCATGCGTTCAGACCGCGGTTAGCCCATTCTGCAAGCATCAAATTCAAGGAACGCTTAGCGGTTTTGAGATCGTAACCAGTACGAACCTCAAGTCCACAACGCTCAAATGCCTCCTCAACATAATCAGCGACATCTAGCTCAAAGTTGGTGCTTCCAGAGGTAGCCATCTTACTTCTTCTTTACCATTCCGCCGCCACGCATTTTCTTTACCATGCCACCGCCACGCATTTTCTTTACCATGCCACCGCCACGCATTTTCTTTACCATGCTGCCATCGGCTTTCTTATTAACCTTACGTGGTTTCATTGCCATTGTTGGAGCCTCCTGTACAACTCTTTGCGGGTTTGGAAGATGTGCTCGGCATCGTACTCTTCCAAGTAATTATCATAATACCCTTTTTGTTCAAGTTTGTCTGCTGCTTCCTGCACCTTAGACAAGCGTTGAACAAAAATCATAGCATATTCATCATCAACCATCTGCATAAACGAACTATCGTCTATGAAATCATTGGGTTCATCGTGGGGGTGAAAACCCATCAACCAGATGTCCCTATCAATAAAAACACCCTCAGAAATGGCGTCATTCATCATCGCTAAGTAGTCGTGGAACGCATCTGGGTCTTTTTCAAAGGCCATATCCACTATGATAACTAGGTCAAACGTGTCTTCCCACTGAGATATGGTGCTATACAAGCATTGTAAGTTTGTGTCGTACTTAAACAAAATAGCTACTTTGTGATCTTCCCAAGCTTTTTGGGCATACGGGCACGGTGGAAGCCCGTTATAAAACGGGTTTGGTTTTTGCAAGGTGTGAGCAGACCACGCCAATATTTCTTGGCAGATATCCTGCTCTTTGCCGATGTAAAACCGCATGTTCTTCATGCTTGAGACACTGACCCTTTTGTCCGCTTACGGCGACCGCCCATAACTTTACCACAACCACGCGCTACAGCCGTTCCGGGTATGCTGCTGCCACGAAAAGGGCGCTTTGCTTTGGTCTCATAACCAATAACACCCCCTGTTGCCTTTCTTGTTACCTTGGCCGCCTCAGTGTTTGCCACAACCTGTTGCCCTTTAGCGCCCGCTTGCTTTTTCTTACGAGCCGTTGCAGCGCGTTCAGACTTTGATAGGCTCTGAGCTTTACTTCTAGGTAGGCATCTATCAGGATTTCTTTTATTCTTCGATGTACCGCACGAACCTGCGATATTACCAGAACTATCCAGTCGTACCCAATCCTCATCTAACCACTCCTTTAGACCGCCCATTACTTGCCCTTTCGTTTAGACTTTTTGGCGTAATTAGGGTCCTTACAATATTTAGACGCCGCTAAATTAGCATAAGCTGACGGATAGGTGTCAAAAGTCCTTTCCGCCCAAGCTTTTCCTTCAGGACAAATCTTACTACCCTTGCTTTTAGGCGAAGACTTAGAAGATTTGCGCGAATAAGCCACTATTTAGCCCCAAAATTAAGTATAAGTTCCATAAAAGCCTCACTGTTCATCATTCCAGCAAAGACTAAAGCGCCAACAAGCATCCATTTAGCCTGAAAAACGGCCTTTTTTACGTCACTCATATCCGTATGTAGCTGATCTACGCGATCTACAATGTGTTTCTGTTGCGTTTTCCATTCTGTGAACTCTATTTCAAGTTCATGCAAGCTTTTATCAGCCACGAAAGTCACCCTACCATGCCTTACAGGACCAATACCGTGCAGAAAACTTATCTTTTGCGGTATCACAGTTATGTCTCGCTCTAAAGTTACTTCTACGGCTGGGCTGATCTTTTTTAATTGACATGTTTGGGTCTCCGAATCGGACCAACTTAATCTCAGAGCCTTTTTTAGCAAGAACAGCACTCTTTTTTGGTTTACCGGGAGTACGCTTGGGCTTGTTGAAGCCAGCGAAAGTCTCTCCTCTGTATTTAATACGTCCGGACGGAAGTCTCTCAACATTTTTAGTAGTCGCCATTACGCCAAATTATCCCCGTTCTTGATGTAAACAATTTCAAAAGCGGCGGAAATATCAAAACTCACAGAAGCGGAGGACGATATTGCCCGTACTTCTATGTCCGACTTTTCTGTAATTTTCTGTGGAATTGCAAAAGATTCTTCAACGTGCATTCCTGTTGTCAAAGACTTAACATCTTTTGTCTGAAACACTTCTCCATACGGCCTCACCGCCAAAATAAGTTTACAAACCGCAGGGGTGTTAGACGTCGTTCCGTTAGATACGTCATATTGGAGCATGTACGCCGTGTATCCCGCAGGGACGGTCCAAAGAGCCATCAAGCTCTGATTTGATCCTGTTACCCCGTTTACGGAAGCATAAACATTTGCAGGTACACCTGTCGTTACCGTGCCTGTTCCCGCATAAATAACACCTGCATTTGCTCCACTTGATCCCGCAGAACGCACAATCATACGATTTATGCGTAAAAATGATTGCGTGGTGTTTACAACGGTTTGCCCGTTTAAGGTAACGAGTTCGTTTATTTCGTTGTAGTCACCATCAAGTCCGTACAGTTGAACTGTCCTTGCTCCTGTTCCCGCAGAGGTGTCGTCTGTAGATGAACTAGAAACTTTTAAAACAGTTGCCGAAGTCAAGTAACTATAGAGGCCACCTTCTGCCCATATGGTTTCCAAACTGTCTCCAACAGTAGCGTTGTTGCCGAACTTAAAAAGCGGCTTGTGCCAAGCAATTTGCCCTCTAGCAACTTGAAGCTCGAACGGCTCGCTAGTGCCGACGCGAGTTATAGAGCTTACTTCACGGGACATAAACGCACCCCCTAGCTAAAGAAGATTGTCATGGCCGTGACGTTGGTTGCCGTGGCGACATACAGATCCTCTGTAAACAAAACCCCTTCATCAGGAATGTTTACAGAGTGTGAGTCGGAAGCTAGAAAATCTATGTCTAAGATTGTCGAACCACCGTTACCATCTGTTAAAGTCAACCGACCTGCACCCGCGCCCGTCAAAACCTGTACCTGACGCAAGCGGGAACGACCAATATTGGCCGCTCCCGTACCCGTCAGACGTTTTGTTCTTACGTCTGAGTTAGCCATTAGTTTTTCTCCGACTTTTTAACAGCCTTTTTTGGAACGGCTTTTTCTTCCCACGCTTCGTTAACATCCGGGGTTGAAGGGTCATCACCCTTCAACGTGCCGTCTGTGTTACGTGCGCGAACCTTCTTAGTTACAAGAGGATTGCCGTCCGCATCTAGGCCTCTAGCTGCGAGTTCTTCTACGCTAGGTGGCTTAAAACGAGACATGGTTTACCTCCTGTTACGTGGCTGAGATGGTTCCGCCTGTGTCGGAGCGCTTCCAGTTAGTGCCGTCAGAGAAGGCTAAAATAGCTGAACCAGCAGCACCATTGGACACATAGATAAGTGTACCTGCTCCCGCATCAGATGCGGAAGGTGCGCCAGCTACGGTGTAGGTTGGAACTTTGATGTCACCGACAAAGCCATTTGTCGAGGTAACAGGACCGGAAAAAGTGGTCGAAGCCATATCTTACCCCTTGCACAAGGTTTGGCTTCGTAGTCCGTGCAATGTCAGGTGGGCCAGTTCCTGTCTACGAAGCTCATATATTAGACCCAAATAAAATATAACTTAGAACAAAACAAAAAGAAAGGGCGGCTTTGCAGCCGCCCCTTCCGGTCTCAGGGAGAGACTGTGTTATGCACCTTCGGTGCCGAACACACAACGCCAATCGGAGACGCCGAAGCTGTAACGCTCACGGGCCTTGAACCGCATGTTTCCGGTGTCAAAGTCACCTTCCATAGCGGTTTTGATTGGGGAACGGTTGAAGTACTTAAAGCCGTTCGGTGCATCCGTCTTAATAAAGAAGGCATCGGTATCTACCAAGAAGTGGTTAACAACCGCTCCTTCTGGAAGCATACCCATGTTCTTTATGGCGTTTGCATCGTTGTCTGCTGTACCCGGACGGAGGTTGGAGTTAAGCACTCGCTCCGCAATAAATTGCGATTCCTTCGGGATAATCAGCTTCGTACCACGAACAGCAATCTTCAAACCACGCTCGTCTGTTAGACCAGCAATGTCGATCAGCATCTGCTCAAGAGAAGTCTCGTTGAGATCTGCTGCAACAGACAGTTTGTTGCGCTGGTTACCAGACAAAGATGGGTGAGAAGACGAGCAGAGGGCTGCGCCGTCACCAATTGCAGAAGCACCCGCAGTGAACGCATTGTTCAGGATTGCGGCAGCTTTGATCTGCTTGGTCTGAGCCATTGAGCGGGCCAGAGCCTTGGTGTAACGTGATGCCAGTCGGTCATACAGATTGTCCTCGATAGCTTCCTCAGTGATTGAGAAGGCCAGAGCGATTGTTTCGTGTGTGTACCGAGCAGTGTAGGTTTCTTGTGCATCGTCAAAATTGATGGCTCCGCCTTCACTTTTGACAGGTGCTGTTCCAAAACCACCGAGCATCACTTCTTCTTCAAATGCCCGATCTGAAGACTCTTCATCGAAGATTTCAGCGTGTTCGTTTTCGTAACGATCATACTCAAGACCGAACAAGGCATTTAGGCCGGGCTCAAGCTCTTTCGCTAATTGTGCGCGAGAAATAGCCATTGTCTATCCCCTCCTTAAATGCCAGTGCTGGCTGCTGTAGTCTGAGAATCAGAGCTAGAGCAGGGCGCATTGTGGTGGAAGTTGAACCGAACTACATAGTTCACACCGGCTGCGTCATAGTCGAGGTTAGCCACATCACCTGTGAGGCCAACAACGCGCATGAACAGCGTAGCTGTAGTAGCAACGGTGGAAATATCTAATTCAGCAGTGGAACGTCCGTTTGCGGATGAACCGGAAGTTGCAGTTGCAAGTGATGCGTTAGCAAAAATGTTCGACAGTGCGGTTGCACGGTCGGTTGAGCTACCATCAGCAGCAACCATAAACAACTGGTTTGGGTTGTCTGCAACGAAAGCTTTGACAGGATGATTCGTGTCAACGCTTACATTGCTTGAACCGGGCCAGTAGTTCTTCCAAACGGTTTTGCCTGTAGAGCTATCTACATACTCAACACCCATCAGGACGCCGAGAGCAGGAACCGTACCACCATTAGCATTACCAACAATATCGATAACACCAGCAGCCAGAGGAATTACTGGCGAATACTGATAAATCGGGTTGGAGTTGTTAGATGCAATCTCATACTGAGTTACACCGGTAGTGTTGGCACCTGCGCCGTTGAGCCCGATAGGACGAAGACCAAAGGCAGTATCTTGGTTTGCCATTTGTTTTTCTCCAATCAGGGCGACCCTTTATCGTTGTGGGCCGCCAAAGGTTACACGAGATTGCCGATCAGCGTTGCTGATCCGCATGGTTGAATGTGCATTCTCGCGCATCATGTCAGAGTCAACAGCTTGCAGTTGGTCTCGGTTTCTCTGAGAGAAATAAGCCGTCCGCTCTGCTACCGTCTCCAACGGAATACGGGCGAGAATAAGTCCACCTACTCCGAACACACCTTCGTATTTACCTGAATCAACTACCGGGGCCTCAAAGTCTGGATACTCGTCCTTGCGAACCAGTTCCCAGCCTTCGCGCATCTTTGCGCTTATGTTTTTAGTATCGTCAAAACCACGGGTTTCAGCCCTGATCCAACGATGCTTAAAACCATCCGGTGCAGGCGGTGCGTCCAACATAGACGGGGGAGCCCACGGCTTACGCCTTGCCGTTTTTTCCCTAGTTTGGTTTGCGCGAGAAGTACGTTTAATTTCGCCTTCAAACATTTCGTTTTGTTCTTCAGACATTTAACTTACTCCTTCACGTATTTCGCGTATTCTTCAAGCGGCACACCCAATTTTTTCGCTATCGCGACTTGGCTAGGGGTGAGTCTAACCCTTTTCCCACTACTGCGCCCAGAACTGCGGGATACAGAAGCAACCGTCTGAGCGGGCCGTTTACTTCCACCGTTTGACAGCTTATGTGGAAACTCGTTCACCATACGTCTGTCAAGCTCAGTATAATAGTCATCGGACTGCGGGTCAAACCCTTCGTCTTCGATCAATTTTTTGTGGATGCCAAAAGCAGCATACGTCATGGCTTCGTCTTCTCCAAACCATGCGTTTCTTTGGGCCCATCTTTCTGCTTTCGGGTCCGGCCTACGCGGCTGTTGCTGCGGCATTGGCTGATTAACCCGCGCTTGCTGCTGCGCCCGCGCTTGTTGAGCGTACCTTTCTTGCTGAACTTTTGCTTGTTGGGCTCTGTCGTTTTCAATAGCAAGCTTGGTTATTTTGCGTTGGGCTTCGACAACACCGTTAGTGTCGCCCATTTCAATAGCCCTTGCAAGATCTTGCTCTGCCGTAGCCATCTGCGTCTCAACACGGCTGCTGTATTCGGTAACATAGCTGTTATCCAAAGCATCCATGCGCTGCTTTAATTGATGAGCTTCAGCTTGTACGTTTTGAGCGTACCTTAAAGCCTCTTCGCGCTGGCGCTCGGCCTCACGCATTTTCTTGGTCAGGCGATCTATGCGCTTTTGAGTGGCGCTTTCTGCCTTGTCAAAGTTATCGTCATCCGACGACACGTTGGCTTGTTCGTTATTAGAATCAAGCTCTACTTCAGCATCCTCGACCAAATCTAGCTCGATTTGGTCGTCTGTATCATACTCTTTATCTTCTGACATCAGTCACTCCTAGAAATGCAAAATATCTTCAGGTTCGTTGATACGCGCTAAAATCTCGTCATCGTTTAAGATGCGAACTTCACCGCCATCAATTCGGAAACGCGATCCAGCATAACGGGCAAACATCACCCAATCACTCTGCTCGCACCACGGACCAGAGGGAAATTTCTCTGTGTCCTTGTAAGCCAGAGGCCCTACCTTGAGGACATAGCCAACCTGTGTGGATACTGTCTGCTCCTGAACCACCGCGTCTGGCAGATATATTCCGCCATCGGTTTTACCTTTTCCGCGATATGGTAGGATTAGCAAACGCCAGCCCGTTGGGTTTGGCATCCGTTCTAGGAGAGAACCACCGATTTTATCGGGGTCTAGTACCTTGTCAGTAACATCCTTGTAAGCTTCTGCGAGGTTCGCGACTCCCTCTGCTACACTATCAAGGTCTACTTCTTGCGCTTTAGTCATTACTTCGCTCCTGTTTTTCTAGCAGGCTCTTGAGTTCCTGTTCCACGTGATTAAGGCATTCAAGATTGCCCATAAGCTCACGATAATGCTCCATCGATTTTACGTTGCCATTCAACATATAATCGACACAACCTTGGCGACGTTCACGGAAAATCCGAAACACCGCTTCGGCTATTTTTATTTCATCCATCAAGTCCCCACAGTTTATCGCATAACGTATTATGCACCCTAGCACACTTAATATAAGAGATGCTAGGAGAAACTGTAATTTTATGTTAACTGAAAATGCGGCGCATCAATGAACGGCCTGCGGCCTTCGGATCGACGTATATCAATGTAAGAGTTCATCGCATCTTCCATAGTGCCATCCCACTCTCGTATGTCAGGCACGGTCCACGCTGCACCCCATTGAATGCCTACGTCTTTCTCAATTGCGGCGGCCCGCATAGCGTCCGCTATGTCATCATAAAGATTAAGCTCCCATGATCCACGCGAACCTATATACGCCATAAGATCTACAGCATCCCCGGTAAGGTGCCGGGACTTCATGGTTTGCGATGCGCCAGAGGCAACCAACTCTTCTTGCCTTTTCTCTGTGCGTAAACCTTCAATCACGCCAAAATCTACTTTAGTTATCTCGATTGCCCTTAAAACCACGTTACGCAGGTCTTCGTTTACACCGTTCAACTTGAGTATAGACTTACCGCTTAATTTAAACTTACTCATAAGGTTTTATTTCCCCTGACCACGATATTTCTTCCAGTTACGCCGCTTGTGTTTGTTATTTGGGCGGCTCATCGGAGACTGACCAATAGAGGTTCTTTTTCTAACTGGAATTGGACGCCATACAGCGCCTACAGATTGTTTTGCCATTATTTACTGGTCCTTGCTCTAGCTTTGCTCATGGCACGATTGCCAAACCAAAAAGCGATTATAGCACTAAAGATAGCTTGAGTTTCATCGTCCCAGATTGCAACTAAGGCAACAGATAAGTCCACACCGTCGTTAGACATCATTGTTGTCAACGCCGTCGTTTTGATCGCCGCGAACAGAATAAAGAAAGCATAAGTAATAACAGGCCTAACAGAGCCGCGTAAAGCATTAACAAAACTACCGCTATCAATATTGTTATCATGTTGGTATATCGACTGTGCTTCAGCAATATCCGCTTGGGCGTCCAGCTCCTTTAGCTTCAATTCAGACAGCTTCTCAGCATATTTAGCCTTTGCTTCAAGCATTGCCAACTCTTGCTGATTAGCTTGTTTCTGTTTGAAATAGCCTAGGATTTCAGGGACGATTGACGTGCCAAATCCGAGTAATGTTCCGAGTAAAGAGATCATTTTTTCTGCTGCCAGCTAGTTGCACCGAAGTAGACTGCGACAAGCCCACTTAACCCGTAGAAGATGGGGCCTAACTCTGCGCCACCATATTTCTCAGGGTCAATAAGAAAACACACGACAACGGCCATCATCATGCCTAAAGCCACCCAACACATACGTCTTCTGTTAACCTGATATGCGGCCTTATCGGGGATATGATCAGTAGTTTCGGTCATTTCTTTACTCCATCTAA